TAACTATCTTACCGATAGAAAAACAGTTGTCCCCGCAAGGAAAGGTGCTAAGAAAGATGAAAAGTACGCAGGAGCCTATGTCAAGGAACCGATTCCAGGAAAGTATGATTGGGTTGTGTCTTTTGACCTTAACTCTCTTTATCCTCATCTCATCATGCAGTACAACATCTCCCCAGAAACCTTACTTGACGCAAGACACCCAACAGCAACTGTTGATAAGATTCTTACTCAAGAACTAGATATTGATGGGAAGTATTGTGTATGTGCAAACGGTGCTCAGTATCGTAAGGACATACTTGGGTTCCTACCAGAAATGATGCAGAAGATTTACGATGAACGGACCATATACAAGAAGAGAATGCTTAAGTCTAAGCAAGCTCTTGAACATGCCACCACATCTACAGAGACCTTGGCATTACAAAAGGATATTTCAAAATTCAACAATATCCAAATGGCAAGAAAAATCCAACTCAACAGTGCCTATGGTGCCATCGGAAATCAATACTTCCGATATTACAATCTGGCAAATGCTGAAGCGATTACCCTCTCGGGTCAAGTCTCGATTAGATGGATTGAGGGAAAGGTAAATGCTTATCTAAACAAACTACTTAAAACAGAGGATCATGATTATGTTATTGCTTCCGATACTGACAGCATCTATATCTGTCTTGATTTACTTGTCTGTTCTGTATTTCCTTCACAAGATGTTCCTACAGAGAGGATTGTCAACTTTCTCGACTCTGCCTGTAAAGGACGAATAGAACCATTCATTGAGAAATCGTATCAGGAACTAGCAGATTACGTCGGTGCTTACGACCAGAAGATGGTCATGAAGCGAGAGAACATTGCCAACAAAGGTATCTGGACTGCTAAGAAGAGATACATTCTTAATGTATGGGATAGTGAGGGTGTTCGTTATGAGAAACCTAAACTAAAAATCATGGGTCTGGAAGCAGTTAAGTCATCTACTCCTGGTGCATGTCGTACTGCGATTAAAGAATGTATGATTGTTATTGTGAATGAAACTGAAGAAGCAGCACAAAAATATATTGCTGACTTCAGAGATAAATTCTCTTCGTTGCCAGTTGAAGACATTTCATTTCCGAGGGGGTGTAATGGAATAAATAAATGGTCTAATCCCACAACGATCTATAGTAAAGGCACACCTATTCATGTGCGTGGTGCGTTGCTTTATAACTTCCATAACAAGAAGAACAAACTAACTCATAAGTATCCTCTGATACAAGATGGAGATAAATTGAAGTTTGTTTACTTAAAGACTCCCAACAAAATCGGTGAAAATGTTATTAGTTATTTGAATACATTTCCCAAAGAGTTAAACCTTGACAAACAGGTAGACTATGACCTACAATTCTCAAAGTCTTTCCTAGACCCTATCAAAGTTATTATGGATACGATTGGATGGAAATCAGAAAAAATGGCAACGCTGGAGTTTTTATTCGGATGAAAAAGACAAAGTTTATGGTGACCTATCAGAAAGCATTTAGTGCTGGTGCTGCCAGAGAAGAAAAACTTTTTGATGAACTGACAGATGCTCAATGGTTTGAGCGTGCTATGAAACGCTCGCAACACATCACAACATTATTAGAGGTTAAAGAGTGAATTTTCTTAAAGATGTAGTAAAGGAGATCGGCAATGAGTATGCAGGATTGGTCAGCGATGGTGTTGCTGCGGGAGATACCAGTGGTTTCATTGATACTGGCAGTTATATCTTTAACGCTCTGGTATCTGGCTCAATCTACGGTGGTGTCCCTGGAAATAAGATTACCGCTATTGCAGGAGAGTCTTCTACTGGCAAAACTTTCTTTTGTCTTGGGATTGTACAGCATTTTCTCGACAGTAATCCTGATGCAGGTGTAATTTATTTTGAGTCTGAGTCTGCTATTTCTCGTCAGATGATTGAGGATCGTGGCATTGCATCAGACCGTATGATGATTGTACCTGTATCTACAATTGAAGAGTTTCGTACACAGTCTTGTCGTATCCTTGACAAGTACATGGAGCAAAAAGAAGATGAACGTAAACCTTTGATGTTCGTTCTTGATTCCTTAGGTATGCTTGCCAGCAATAAGGAAGTAGAGGATGTGGCGAACGATAAGCAAGTTCGTGATATGACTAAGAGTCAATTGATTAAGGGTGCCTTCAGGGTGCTCACACTCAAACTAGGCAAGGCAAACGTGCCCATGCTGGTCACTAACCATACCTATGATGTGATTGGTTCTTATGTGCCTATGAAAGAAATGGGTGGTGGTAGTGGACTGAAGTATGCATCTTCTACAATCATCTATCTGTCTAAGAAGAAAGAGAAGGATGGTACTGAGGTTGTTGGTAACATCATCAAATGTAAAGCACAGAAGTCACGTCTGACTAAAGAGAATAGTTTGATTGAGACACGTCTATATTATGATCGTGGTCTAGACAGATACTATGGTCTGCTAGAACTTGGTGAGAAGCATGGAATGTGGAAAAACGTTGCTGGTCGTTATGAAATGGATGGTAAGAAAGTCTATGCTAAGGCAATCTTGAAAGACCCAGAAACATATTTTACTCCTGAAGTTATGCAGGCATTAGATGAAGCAGCAGCAAAGGAGTTTCGTTATGGCAGCTAAACTTGTAGATTATATTAAAACGTATAATGGATTGGTTGATGAACAGTTTTGTAAAAATGTAATTCAAACATTTAGTAAATCTGATTACGAATATATTGATAGAGAGCAGAGACCTTCCTTCACTGAATTAAATATATCTCGTCGTTTTTTAGATAAAGATCTTAACTGGATTGATATTCAAAATAAGTTGACTGAGGTATTCATTGATGCAGTAGAACTGTACATGAATGATTTGGAGTTAGGTCCAGACTTTCCTGAGAAATATGCATTTGAGGAACATCGTCTTAAGATGTACCACCCCAATGGGTATGATCAGTTTAAAGACCATGTTGATGTTGGGGACTATAAGTCTGCTAGGAGATTTCTAGTTTGTTTTCTATACTTGAATAATGTGTCTGAAGGAGGGGAGACATCTTTTCCTAAATTGGACTACCAAATTGCTCCAGAGTGTGCTAAGATACTGTTGTTCCCTGCTACCTGGCAGTGGAGGCACGCAGGTCTTCCTACGGTCTCTGAGAACAAGTATATCGTTGGAACCTACCTGCATTACGTTTAATGAATTTAGAAGTAACTATTCTCAGTAACCTCATCTATAACGAGAGGTATACACGCAAGGTACTTCCTTTCATCAAGTCAGACTATTTCACTGCTCGTGAGCATAAGATTATATTCTTAGAGATTCATGAGTACGTTAGTCAATATGATGCGTGCCCCAGTCTGAATGCAATTGGTATAGAATGTCAGGAACGAACTGACCTTACCGAAGACCAGTTTAAAGAAATTATTGGAGTTTTAAATGTCCTTTCCGATGATCCCTCAGAGCACGATTGGCTCGTTAATTCTACAGAAAAGTGGTGTCAAGAGCGTGCGATCTACTTATCTCTTATGGAGAGTGTCAAGATTGCTGACGGTCAAGATACCAAGAGGGATAAAGGTGCTATTCCTTCGATCCTTTCGGAGGCACTTGGAGTATCCTTCGACCAACATGTAGGACATGATTATGTCTCAGATGCTGAAGCAAGATACGAGTTTTACCATAAGAAAGAAAACAAGATTCCTTTCGACCTATCGTTATTCAACAAGATTACGAAGGGTGGTCTTTCTAACAAGAGTCTCAACATTGCACTTGCTGGTACTGGTGTAGGTAAGTCTTTGTTTATGTGCCACTGCGCTGCAGCGGCTCTCCTACAAGGTAAGAATGTTCTCTACATAACAATGGAGATGGCAGAAGAAAAGATTGCAGAACGTATTGACGCTAACCTACTTAACGTCAATATTCAGCAACTTGGAGATCTTCCAAAAGTAATGTTCGATAAGAAGATTGCAAGTCTTGCTAAGAAAACTCAAGGCAAATTAATCATCAAAGAATACCCTACGGCATCTGCACATGTGGGACATTTTAAATCTCTTGTTTCTGATCTTGCTCTTAAGCGGAGCATTAAACCCGATATTATCTTCGTGGATTACCTTAATATCTGTGCTTCCGAGAGATATAAAGGGAGCATTGTCAACTCCTACACATACGTCAAAGCAATCGCAGAAGAACTTAGGGGTTTTGCTGTGGAGTGTAACGTTCCTATTGTCAGTGCTACGCAGACCACTCGTTCAGGTTTTGGTAGCACTGATGTTGACCTTACTGATACTAGTGAATCCTTCGGTCTCCCTGCTACTGCTGATCTTATGTTTGCCCTTATTAGCACGGAGGAGCTTGAGGGAATGAATCAAATCATGGTCAAGCAATTGAAGAATAGATACAACGACATTACTACTTTCAAGAGATTTTGTATAGGTATTGACAGAGCGAAGATGAGGTTGTATGATGTTGAGGAATCTGCTCAAGACGACCTTGTTAATTCTGGACAAGGAACCGAACCTCAACAGATTGATTTAGTTAAAAAATTTACTGCCAAGAAAACATTTCAAGATCTTAAGTATGATTGATTTTATTAAGTATGCCCAATTTGTATCTGCGGTCACGTCGGAAGAAAGCAAAGACTATACTAGTTTTGCCAACCGAATCTATCAACTTGCAGAAGACGGAGTTCCAACCGAGCGATTGCTTACTGCTTCTGTAGGTCTCTGTGCAGAGTCTGGTGAGTTCACTGAGATTGTAAAGAAGATGGTTTTCCAAGGGAAACCTCCTAGCGAAGAAAACTTCTATCATATGAAGCGTGAACTGGGTGACATCATGTGGTACTTCATGCAAGCATGTTTGGCACTCGATGTTTCTCCCGAAGAGATTGTTGAGATGAATGTTGAAAAACTGAAAGCACGTTATCCTGGTGGTGAGTTTGATGTTCACTACTCAGAGAATCGTCAGGAAGGTGATCTCTGATGGACGGAGCAGTACACGCTTGGAATTCTATGTCCTATGGAGAAGGATTTCTTTTCTCTGTCTGGATCTTAGGAATGTATTATGTCAAACTAAAAATGGATAAGAGGTTTGGACGATGAATCTTACACAAGATGAACTTTGGGAAACAATTCACACTCTCGGTTGGAATGTCAGAGA